ATTGCGTAACGAGTTTGTACCGATGGACCCCAGAGTTTGGAATGCCAATATGGATGTTGTCGTGACAGTCGCATTAGGCAAAGGCACCGAAGAAGAGAGAGCCGCCGTACTTGCACAGATCGCCGGTAAGCAAGAGCAAATACTGCAAACGCTTGGGCCAGATAATCCATTAGTGAATATACAGCAATACTACAATACGCTGTCACGCATGACCGAACTTTCCGGGATGAAGGACGTCAATGCCTACTGGTCGGACCCGGCACAATATCAGCCACCACCAGAGCAACCGCCAGAGCCAGATATTAATGAGCAATTGATCCAGGTACAGATGCAATCAATACAAGCGGATATTCAGAAGAAAGCAGCGGAACTCGAATTGGAACGCGAGAAGATGATGCGTAACGATGACCGTATGCGTGACAAGGATGAAGCAGAACAAATACTAAAAGCGGCAGAGATAGCAGCACGTTATGGTGCCCAAGTCGATACGGCAGAGATTCGTGCCTTGGGTGATCGAGATCGTGAAGTGATCCGCAACCGCAATAACATCGGTGTCGTGAATGGACAATGATATGAATGTTGGGTCTCGTGCCCAGCAGATCATGGACGATGATGTCTGGAAAGATTTAACGGCAGCCGTACAAGACGAATTATTTAACGAATGGTTAAAAGCAAATAAACCAGAGCAGCGAGAGCAACTCTGGAATGAGCTCAAAGGAGCAGAAAGATTTTTTAAACGTATGAGAGCAATGTCTGACAACTCTCAATTCTTAAAACATCAGAAAAGGAAATAAACTATGGACACTCAGGAGAAAGTTTCTGGCCCCATTAATTTACACGAAGCAACAAATTTAATCGAGCAACTCGGAGCCGCCTCGGAAGAGAACCCGGCAGAAGAAGAAGCTCAACAAACCGAATCAGAGGTAGAGTCACTAGACGAAATCTCTGATGAGATAGATGAGGGATTACTTGAAGAATCAACCGAAGATGAGGAATTCGACGAGGAAGAATCTATCGATGAGGATGATGATGAACTAATAGAAGAAGAGGAAGAAGAGGCACCTCAGTCTTACGCCGTCAAAGTTGATGGTGAAGAAGTTGAGGTAAGCCTGGACGAACTCTTAAACGGATACTCACGTCAATCGTCGTATACCCGCAAAAGCCAAAAACTTGCCGAAGAACAGAAAACGTTTGAGGCTGAGTCAGAGGCAATTAAAACTGAACGAGCACAGTACGCACAGTTATTAGGTGCGTTACAACAACAACTCTCGGCTGAGAGTAATGATCCAGAGCCAAACTGGGATGACTTATATGCAAAAGATCCTATTGAGGCGACGCGAGTAGAAAGAATCTATCGTCAAAATAAAGAGGCGAAAGACCAAAAGCTGCAAGCTATTCAAGCTGAACAGCAACGGTTGTCGCAAACACAAGCTAAAGAGCAAGAGACACAGATTCGTAATATTATCGCCGCTGAATCAGAGAAGTTGGTTGAATTTATACCGTCATGGAAAGATGACAAAGTGCGTGATAAAGAACGAACAGCATTACGTTCGTACCTGGTAGATCAAGGGTTAAGCGAAGATGAATTATCATCGTTAATTCGTGCGACTCATGTCAACCTACTTAGGAAAGCGTACCTATATGATAAAGGCGTGAAGAGGACGAAAAAGGCTCAAAAGAAACCCGCTGGGAAAACAGTCAGGGCCGGCTCAAAATCCGCAATCACCAAGCCAGTAACTCGCAAACAAAAGTCTGCTCGGAAACAGTTTAAAAATAGCGGTCGCATTCAAGACGCGACTAATTTAGTTGAATCATTAATGTAAGAGGTAAATAGAAATGTCTATTATAAGTAATACCTTTACTCGATATTCATCCATAGGAATTAGAGAAGAATTGGCAGATGTAATATTTAATATTAGTCCCCAAGAAACTCCCTTTGTAAGTAATATCGGTAAAAAATCAGTAAGAAACACTTACTTCGAGTGGCAGACCGATGCACTCGCAACGGCAGCAGCAAATGCGCAGATCGATGGTGATAACCTAGCGTCATACACTGCTGTAGTACCAACAGTTAGAGAAGGAAACTATACGCAGATCATGCGTAAAGATTTCATTCTCGCTGACAACTTAGAAGTGATTAACGAGGCTGGAAGAAAATCAGAAAAAGCCTACCAAATCACTAAAACTGGAAATGAACTCAAGCGTGACCTTGAGTTTAACCTTTGTGGCGTGAATAACGCTAAAGCCGCCGGCTCGACTTCGGCTGCCAGAGAGACAGGTAGTTTGAACACCTGGATTTCCACTAACGTTTCAGCCGGTTCTAATGGCGCTGGATCTGGTAGTGGGGCAGCTAGAACGGACGGTACGCAACGTGCAATAACAGAGACACTATTGAAAACTGTTATGCAATCAACTTGGACTAGCGGTGGTTCGCCATCAATGATTATGGTTGGTGCTCACGTTAAAACTGTAATATCAGGTTTCGCGGGTATTGCAGCACAGCGTTACCAAGCTGGTGACGGTCCTACGACTATCATCGGTGCGGCAGATGTTTATGTTTCAGATTTCGGAAGCATTAACATTGTACCTAACCGTTTCAGCAGAAGCAGAGATGCTTATGTATTGGATACTGATCTTTTATCAGTTGCAACACTACGTCCAATGCAAGTAGTTGATCTCGCGAAAACTGGTGATGCTTCTAAGAGCATGACATTGGTTGAAGCTGGATTGCAAGTGGATAACGAAAAGGGCTGCGGAGCAATTTACGACTTATCTACATCGTAGTTAGTAGTTAGTACATAAAAGTGAAGGAGGGTGGCCACACCATCATTCCGGCATCGCCCTCCTGATCTTTTGTTTTTCTTGTCAACCTTTAAGTCACCTTATGGTAAAATATTAGGTGATTTTTCGTATATATGGAGTTTGTATGTCTGACCGTCGTGTATTAGATGTTGATAATGCAACAGGTATTAAAACAAATTTTATTTATGAAGATGCCAATACCGGGCGTGAGTCTGACGATAGTATCGTTATCGAGCAAACTCAGGACGTGACATCGATTATTGAAAGTAATCGACGTCAGTTAAACATGGTCGATAAACACGCCAAGTACGGTGATTGGTCTAAAGTAGCCAGTATCCCATTATCGATTTATTACGAATTAAAAAAGAAGGGTATTGTTGATGATCCTATTGCCATGAAGAAATGGCTGAATGATCCCGATAATAGATATTTCCGTACCAGAGGCGGTAGAGCTTAAATGGCGATCACGACATATTCAGAATTGAAATCAAGCGTAGCAGATTGGCTCAACAGAGACGATCTGACTAGCGTGATACCGGATTTTATAACATTAGCCGAGGCACAGTTTAATCGCAGCATTCGTCATCGAGAAATGGTGGAACGTGCGACAGCGACTCTAAGCTCTCGGTATTCAGCAACGCCGGGCGATTGGTTGCAGACAGTACAATTGCATTTACAAACCGATCCCATACAGCCACTTGAGTATGTGACTGAGGAAGGCATTAACGAGCACCGCTCAAAAAGCAGTGCGAGTGGCAGACCCAAATATTTTTCAATGGTCGGTACCGAATACGAAGTGTATCCGGCTCCTGATGATAGTTATACAGCCGAGGTTGTGTATTACGCAAAAATAACACCCTTAAGTGACAGTAATACATCGAATTGGTTACTAACACTATCACCTGATATTTACCTATACGGTGCTCTTATGCAGAGCGCACCGTATTTAAAAGATGATGAGCGCCTAGTCGTTTGGGCTAGTGTTTATCAAAAAATGGTCGAAGATATGAACGTTTCTGATGAACGTAGTCGTGGCCAAGTGTCAATGCGGATGGCTTTTCAACCACTGCAATGATGAACCTAGGCAACAGTAGTATCGGCGACTTTTCTGTTACTACTACTCACAATCGTGGGTTAAATACAGAAGAGTTAGCCAGTCTCGCCGTCAATAAAATCATCAGTATAAGCGCGACTGCTGATCCAGTGTTGCGCCAGCAAGCAGAAGCCGGAAGAGAGCGTATGCGGATGATTATTAGATCAACATTGGATCAAGCAATTAAGAGTGACCGGCTAACCCTGGCACATTTACTAGAATCACAAGGCCATAAAGATATGGCTGACATATTGAGGAAAATTTAAACATGGCAATCACGACGGCATTACCTACATCATTTAAAGTTGAGATACTTAAAGGCGTTCATAACTTCACAGCATCATCCGGCGATACATTCAAAATGGCATTGTATACATCCAGCGCTTCATTGGGTGCGGCGACGACGGCATACACTACCAGTAACGAAGTTTCTGGTACTAACTATACTGCTAAAGGCAACACACTGACATCAGTAACGCCAGTAGCATCTTCAACGACGGCGGTATGTGATTTTGCCGATACAACATGGTCAAGCGCAACCATAACAGCGAATGGCGCAATGATTTTTAATGAGTCAGCATCAGGTGATCCGGCGGTTGCAATTTTAGCGTTTGGTTCCGATAAAACTTCAACGGCGGGAGATTTTGTAATTTCGTTCCCCGCCGCCGATGCGAGTAACGCGATAATTCGCATAGCCTAATATGGCCGACGTAAAGGTAGCATTTAATGGTTGGAACAGTAGCGCACAGGCATTTGGATCAGGTTCTTTCGGACAGGATGCCTCGGTTACGACCAGTGCTACTTCGGGTATTGGCTCACTCACAGTCAGTGGTGCTGCATCAATATCCGTCACTGGTGTCTCAGGCACTAGCGCGATTGGATCTGTTACAGTTGCAGCCGGTGCTGGCGTCAGTGTCAGCGGTATTGCGGCGACTTCTGCTATCGGCAGTCTCAGTGTTACCGGGGCAGCAAGCATTACATTATCTGGCGTCGCTGGAACGTCAGCAGTTGGATCGTTAAGTGTTTCGGCAGCCTCAAATGTCTCGCTTACAGGCGTATCGGGTACTGGGTCGATTGGCGATACAACCGAGACTGGCGCAGCCAGTATCACGCCGACTGGCATTGCAAGCACATCCGCAATCGGAGCGGTTACAACAAGAACCGATAATACTGTTGAAACGACAGGCGTATCTGGCACTAGTGCAATTGGCTCAATATCTTCGGTCGTCGGTAATGCGTACTGTTACCCGACTGGCGTATCCGGTACAGGAGAAATTGGCACAGTTCTGGTATGGGGCCAAGCGACACCAGCATCAACAACCTGGACAGACTCAGGATCAGCATCAAATACATGGACTGGGCAAACCAGCGCATCAACAGATTGGAAAAAAGTAGCATAAGAGGCTAAATAACATGGCAAGTACATACGTTAACGATTTAAGACTAGAAGAACAGGCAACCGGAGAAAACTCTGGAGCATGGGGAACGAAATTAAATTCCTCATTAGAGCAAATAGCAGAGGCATTTAGCTATGGCTCTGAGGCCATAGCAGATGCCTCAACACACACAATTACAATGGCCGATGGCACCTCAGATGAGGCTCGATCGTTTTATTTAAAATGTACTGGCGGTGGTCAGGCTTGCACAGTTACCCTGGCACCGAACACCGTTAGTAAAGTATGGATGATTGAGAATGCTACCTCTTATACTTTAACGTTTACTCAAGGCTCTGGTGCGAATGTCGCGGTGGCTGCCGGCGAAGTAAAAATGATTGCAACAGATGGTGCCGGGTCTGGTGCCGTCGTTTATGATCTATTAACTGATACTAACCTTGCTGGAACTACTAAAGTGGCTGCATTGACAGCAAGCGGCGCTGTTACAGCAAATGCTGGAGTTTCAGTAGACAATATAACTATTGATGGCACAGAAATAGACCTATCAAGTGGTGATTTAACGATTGATGTTGCGGGAGATATTACTTTAGATGCAGATGGCGGAGATTTGAAATTTGCTGATGGTGGCACAGACATTGGTCAATTTATTAACTCATCAAATGATTTCAAAATAAGGTCTGTCGTTCAAGATAAAGATTTAAAATTTGAAGGTAATGATGGTGGCTCCATTGTTACACCACTTACTCTTGATATGTCAGTAGGTGGGCAAGTACAAATTACCAATGCAACTAATCACCCCATGACGGTTCAAAGCACAGCTACAAATGGTGGCTATATTCAATATTCATTAGGTCATCAAGGCGCATTAATAGGTTATATGGGTAGTGCTAATCAACTTTTGTCTGCGGGTGGAAATACTGATTATTGTATTAGGTATCAAAATAACTTATTGATTGGTTATGGTGCTGCGGAAAAGATGCGTCTGACCTCTGGTGGAAACGTGGGCGTAGGAACTACAAATCCAACAACAAGACTTCATGTAGCTAATGCAACGAACGAACCAGTTTTTGTAGCAGACCATCAGAACAACTCAGGTTTTGGTCAGACGATTATAAATTCTGCTTGTTCGCAAAATGGCGGTTCTTTTTTCTTTTACAAGGCGCAGATTAGTGGTGTAGCTAATAAATTTATTGTTGCTCAAGATGGAAACGTAACAAACACAAATAACTCTTATGGATCAATATCAGATCAACGTCTTAAAACAGATATAGCAGATGCTTCATCACAATGGAATGATATAAAAGCAGTTAAGGTTCGTAAGTTTAAATTAGGTATGCAACCTGACGATGGTTTCAAAATAGGTGTCGTATCTCAAGAATTAGAAGCGTCTGGAATGAATGGTCTTGTTCAAGAAAAAGATGCTGACGAATATCAAATAGCATATAACTCAGATTTAAAAGATCAAAAAGTTAAAGAGGTTAAATACTCTGTACTTTATATGAAAGCTATTAAAGCCTTACAAGAAGCTATGACCAGAATTGAAACACTAGAAACAAAAGTTAAAACATTAGAGGACGCATAGAATGGCAATAGCATACACATGGGATGTTTCAACTGTCGATACATACCCAACAAAAGACAGTAAAGCAGATGTAATTCATAACGTACATTGGAGACTAACAGGTACTGATGATACTAACAAAGACTCAAGAGGTGCTTATCAAACTGCTACAAGTTACGGCTCTCAAAGTTTAGATACTTCTGACCTATCAAGTTTTACAGCCTTTGCTAGTGTCTCAAAAGCAAACGTACAAAGCTGGGTTGAAGCAGCGTTAGGTGCAGATAAAGTTACAGAATTAAAAGCAAGTTTAGATGCTCAAATAGCTGAAAAAATAACACCGACATCAGTACAGAAAACAATTTCGTAAGGAGATCACATGGATCAGAAGAGCAATGTAGTTTCAATTAATGGACAAGAAATTCCAGAGCAAGATTTATCGGAAAATCAAAAGTATCTAATTATGCAGATTCGTGATTTAGAAACCCAGGTCAATGCCATCAAAATGCAACTTGGCCAACGCGAGGTAGCAATGAGCACCTTCACTAATCTTTTAATTGATTCGGTTGAGAAGCCACAAATTATTGAGAAGAGTGATGGATCAAGAGACTAAAATAGCCATTGACGTTGTAGCCGTCTCAGCTACTACCGGGTCAGTGTTAGGCTGGCTGCCACCACTGGCAGCAGCACTAACTATTGTATGGACATTAATTCGTATTTATGAAACAGAAACCATTAAGGAACTAATCAAGAAATATGAAATTTTCTAATATAAAAAATCTTATTGGCAGTATTGCACCGACATTAGGATCGGCATTAGCCGGCCCTATGGGTGGCACCGCAGCTACTATGATTGCAGAGGTGCTCGGTTGTGAAAGCACGCCCAAGGCAATCGAGAAAGCTGTATCCGCAGCAACCCCAGAGCAGTTACTCGAAGTCAAAAAAGTCGAGGCTGATTTTGAGATTCAAATGGAAAAGTTACAGGTTGATGTTTTTAGTCTTGAGGTGCAAAGCGTACAACACGCCAGAAATACTTTTTCTAAAGACTGGACTACCCGAATTATGGGTATTGCTACTTTAGGTGGATTCATGGGTTATATATTTTTAGTTTCAATCCAACCGCCCGAAGCAAATGATGAGGCATTGATTAATTTGATCCTAGGATACCTTGGCGGTCTAGCAAGTGCTGTAATTAGTTTTTATTTTGGTGCCTCACAAAAGAATGACGATAGATAGGAAGTTATGGAAAAGTTAATAAAAATGATCACCCGGCACGAAGGGGTGAGAAGTCACGTTTATAAATGTTCGGTTGGAATGGAAACAATCGGGATAGGCAGAGCGATTGGCGCTGGCGGGTTAGGATTATCCGATGACGAGATAAGTATGCTTTTAGTTAATGACGTCCATCGGGTTATTGATGAGTTATCTGCATCATTTCCTTGGTTCTTAGAATTAGACGAAGTAAGACGTGACGCCATAATTGATATTTGTTTTAACTTAGGTATGACTAAACTATTGAATTTTAAGAACGCCTTAAATGCCATGGAGATAGAAGATTATAAAGCGGCATCTATGCATTTCTATGACAGCCGTTGGGCCAAGCAAGTAGGCGATCGTGCTGACGAGTTATGTGAGATGATCGAGACAGGAGAGTATCGAGTATGCCATTAGTACCATTGACAATACCACCTGGCGTATTTAAGAACGGCACAGACCTACAAAACTCAGGCCGTTGGAATGACAGTAATTTAGTAAGATGGTATGAAGGCGGTATGCAACCGGTTAATGGTTGGCGAGAACGTACTACCTCGGCATTTACTGGTGTATGTCGTGCGTTATTGACTTGGACTAATAATGCCGGTGGCAGACAGACTGCCGCTGGCACAGAATCAAAATTATATTTTGTTAATGACTCAAATGTGATTACCGACATCACACCAAGTAGTTTTACTACTGGTAATGCAGATGCCGTACAAAACTTAGGCTGGAATGCATTGACATACGGCGATAATGAGTTTGGTACACCAAGACCAGACTCAGGAACTTACACACCAGCAACTACCTGGTCATTGCACCCTTGGGGCCAGTATTTATTAGCTTGCTCAAACGCCGATGGCAAGATATATGAATGGCAATTAAACACCGGAGCAGTTGCCGCAGTATTAAGTAATGCACCGACAAGTAACACAGCAATATTCGTTACTGATGAGCGATTTGTATTTGCATTAGGAGCGGGCGGTGTCGGTAACAAAGTGCAATGGTCGGATCAAGAAGATAACAATACCTGGTCTGCAGCGGCAACCAATCAAGCTGGTTCATTAGTGTTACAAACAGCCGGGAATCTAATTACGGCAATCAGTACAAGAGGGCAGACACTTCTATTTACAGATATTGATTGCCATGCAGCAACGTATCAAGGACCGCCGTACGTTTATGGTATTAGTAAAGTCGGTGATGGATGTGGTATTGCGTCAGCCAATGCTGCCGCTACCACAGACACAGCGGCATATTGGATGGGTAAAAACTCATTCTTTTTATACGACGGCTCAGTGAGATCATTACCGAGTGATGTCGGTGATTATGTATTTAGTGATATCAATACTGCACAACGCTCAAAAGTGTATGCAGTTAAGAACTCTGGACATCAGGAGATATGGTGGTTTTATCCATCATCGAATTCAACAGAAAACAATCGATACGTTTCATACAACTATCGAGAGAATCATTGGTCAATCGGCTCATTAGCCAGAACAGCCGGAACAGACGCCGGGGTATTTATTTACCCGAACATGGTCGGTACTGATAGCAAGATATATGAACATGAGGTTGGTTTTGATTATGACTCGGCCACTGTATTTGCAGAGAGTGGTCCAATAGAGATTGGTGCCGGTGATAGATTAATGGTTGCTAAATCATTAATCCCGGATGAGAAAACACAAGGCGATGTAGTTGCTAAATTTAAAACGCGATTGTATCCGAATGCCTCTGAGTCAACACATGGCCCATACACAATGGCTAACCCGACATCAGTACGTTTTACTGGGCGTCAGGTAGAGATGCGTGTAGAGGGCAATATAGGCGCTGATTGGCGTGTTGGAACGATGAGGTTAGATGTCGCCCAAGGATCGAGAAGATGAGGTTGCCTAATGTTGCAGAGCAATACGACGCACAAAATGAACGACAAAAGAATTTAACAATTGAACTCGCTGATGTGCAAAATCATAAGCGAGATCAAGACATAGAAGTAGGAGCAGCAAAACTGATCATCAAGAGTCCGAACGGCACGAGATATGAAGTGAAAGTAAGCGACAGCGGTACGCTGTCAGCGAGTACAGTATGAGTGATGTAAGGACGTTCTTAAAGCCATACAAGAAACTAATAGAGAAGGCATTAAAATACAATCCTGGTACTCATACATACGAAGATGTAGTTAATGGAATCAGTAATCAGTCAATGATTTTCTGGCCCGGTAAGGACAGTTTTATTATTACTGAATTAAATAAGTTTCCACAGAAACGTTCGCTGCATTTATTTTTATCGGCTGGTAATTTAGATGAGTTAGGCAAGATGAGACCAGCTATTGAGGATTTTGCAAGTAAAGCAAAATGCGATTTTATAACGATTGCTGGACGTCCAGGTTGGGAACGTCTCGGAAAGAAATTTGGGTACAAAGCAGTTTGGACCTATTTATTTAAGGAAATAGCGTAATGGCATTAAGTGAAGGTGAGATAGAAAAATTAGGCAGTTTAAAATCTGAGGATGCAACCGTCAAAGATACCGGTTTACCGGAGGCGTCTTACGCGCCTAATACCGGTATGGACTATTCTCAATTTTATGGTTCCCCATTAATGGTGCAACAACCCGGAATGGATTATTACAAAAGTTTCGAGCCACAAGCGCCAATGCCAAATGCAGCAGAAATTGCACCAGTAGCCGAGCAAGCAGTAGCGAGCTCCGGTACTGGACAACGCCCTGGATTCTATGGTGCCTATGAGGACGCTAGAGATATTCCATATTCCAGTGAATTAGATTCCAATATGTATGACGCACAAGGCAATCGTATTGAATTTGATTACGCCACTGGTGTATTACCTGGCACTGGTAATACACGAGATGGCCAAGAAAGTATGTTTGGTGATTACACAATGTTTTTTAAACCAGTAGATGAGCCTGGCGAATCATTAATTGATTTGCCTTCGTTATTGGGTAATACACCAACAGATACATCCAGTTTAATCCCCGGTTTAATAACCGATAACATACCGCAAGTAAGAAAAGGGCGATCACGCTCTGGACCAAGAGGAAGGAATAGAAAATGAGTTTAAGTAAAAGTAGCTCCGATTCAAATACAATGATGGATCCCCAAATTAAAGGGGCTTTATTTGATGTATTTGAAACCGGAAAACAAGTTGCAGCACAACCGTATCAAGCATACGAGGCACCAAGAGTTGCACCATTCTCACCGTTTCAATTACAAGGCCAACAAGCAACAGTAGATACTGCCAGAGGAGGCTTCGGTCAAAACGAAGTGAATCAAGCAGCTATGACGGCATTTAATGAATCTCAGTATCAACCGAATCAGGTTGCCTCAATGGGTCTAGGATCGGTAAATCAGGTTAATCCCGTTTTATTTAGAAACACCGATATGGCTAATTACATGAATCCTTATACTACTGGCGCTATTGATGCGGCGATGAGCGATATAGAGAGGCAACGCCAAATACAAGATACAAATATTGCAGCCTCGGCTCAAGCAGCAAATGCTTTTGGTGGAACTAGACAAGGAATACAAGAAGCCGAAAATGCGCGTAACGCATTAGATATTGGTGGCCGTATAGCCGCTGATATGCGTAACACTGGCTTTAATCAAGCAACTGGATTAGCGATGCAAGACATCGGTAATCAGATGGATGCACAGCGACTAAACCAGCAAGCGATGCTACAAGCACAACTATCCGGGATGGATGCCGATTTAAGAGCACAACAATTAAATCAAGCAGCCGGCTTACAGGGCTCTCAGAATCGTTTAGATGCTGGAGGTATGTTAGGCGAGTTAGGCGGCACGATGCGCGGTATGCGCTTCGGTGACGCCGCAGCATTGAGTGGAGTAGGTGATCTGCAACAAGCTCAAGGGCAACGAATTATGGATGACCAGTTTGGACGATTTGCAGACCAACGTGATTACCCAATAAGAATGTTAGATGTATTACGCAGTGTTTCTGGATTATTACCAAGCCCAGTTATGCAAAGCTCACGCTCTAGTAGCCTGGGTGGTGGCTTACCTACACCGAGTTGATATGTTTAATAGCATTAAAAATTTAGGTAAAAATACGGCAGCAAGTTATGGCGGTTTACTATCTGATCCGCAGAAAATGTTAATGCAATTAAATCCAATGTCTACGCTAACATCGTTTTTAGGATCGCCATTAAAGTACATAAAAGATAACACCGTTCTTAATGAATTAATGATGCCGCCAGAAGAATTAGAGGCCTTGCGCAAGAGAAAAGCCGAGGCAGAAATGTTAAAGAAAAGTTACATTAGAGGATTAATATAATGAGTGTGTTGGATAATATTAGGTCAAATCTTTTAAATCGAGTGCAAGAGCAGTTATTTTTAAAGCCAACTCCGAATCGACAAATCCAAAATTTGCAACTTGAGGAATTACGTCGGGCACAAGAAGAAGAACAAAGATTGCGTGAAGCAATGTCTACTTACGGTCAAGCTCTACCACCAGATCAACGATCTGGTTTTAACACTCTTCCATTAAGCGTACAGCAACAAATAGTTGCAGCGCCTTATACTAGAACACCTCAAGCAATACCATCTAACTTAATGACTTATGGGATGCTTAACCAAGACCCAACACCAGACGATAATGTTATTACACCAGCAGATCAAGAAATGATAGATTCTGGTATTGAATCTTATGGTGCGTTTATCCAAAGTATTTCACCAAGTGCTGTAAACATAGATCAGAGAGAACAAAATTTTGAAGAAAAACAAAGATTGGCATTTCTTGATTTGGATATGGGAAGAGTTAAAGATTTTAGGACTTTAATCAATCAAAATAAACCTGTAATGAATCGTGCCAAAGTTATGCGTAGTATGCTTAATAACCCAGATTTTGAAACCGGTAAAATGCAAGAGGCTATGTTACCAATGAAGCAATGGGCGACTGATTTAGGTTTCCTTTATGATTCAAATGTTCCGCAGCAAGAATTCTTCCAGGCAATGGCTAAGTTTATTGTGCCACGAATGAGAGCCGAAGGATCAGGATCAACTTCAGATAAAGAAATGATAGCGTTCGAGCAAGCGACTGCAACCCTCGCCGGTACTGCAGAAGGTAACCGCCTAATACTGGATGTATTTATTAATGGCGACACAAGTAATAAAACAATACTCTCAGAGCAAGAAAAATATTTGCGTAAAAACGGTAATTTAGTTGGTTTTGATGACTATATGTCCAAGATAATCTTTGACCCAAAAACCGGATTAGAAAAACCACGCCAAGAGCATATAGCGCCATTATTTAGATCGTATAATTTTGAAGTGTACTCAGATGGTAAGACTGATTTTGAGTTGGAAAAAGAAGCCGGTTACCTCAAAAAAGGCGATCTTTATTTTGATGAAAGAACATCTACATTTAAAAACTTAGGTTTTGAAAATGATGCAGTAGTTGTAGATGGTAATAGGATTAAGTAATGGCAAATGAATATACAGTAGGTCAAGAATACGATATAAAAAGCACAACTAAAGGTGGCTTGAATGGTGTTTATATCTTTAAAGGTGGAGATTGGAAAAATAAAGATAATTGGGTAAAGCCAGATACTATTGCTGCTACTGCTTTTAAAGCCGGTAATTTTATTTCTGGTGCTGGTCGGTACGACCCGACCATCCCAGAAATTGGTGCATCCCCTGAGTTTGGCTTGTCAGGATTTTTAAATGATCCACAAGCCACTTTAGCTGCATCGGCTGGTACTTTATCATCACCAGATATTCAGACCTCAGTTAATATTATCCAAGAGCAATTTCCAGGTACCGAAGTCAGCCAAGATGATATGGGTAACACTACGGTTGTTATGGACGGCAAACCATATTATATCAATCAACCGGGTTTATCAGGTCAAGATTTGATTAAGACTGCTTTCGATATTGCTAGTTTTCTGGGTATCAATAAAATGATACCCGGCTCAATGAGCGGCTCTATCGGTGGTAACGCACTGCGAGCCGGAACAACCGGAACAGCATTGAGTGCAGAGCAAGATGTTATTGCTGATGCAACTGGTGGCCAGATTGACGATGGCATGTTTGGTGGTCCAGTAAGACCTGGTAAAGCATTAATGACCGGCGCTACTACGGCTGCATTTCAAGCTGGCGGTGATGCCTTATTTGCCGCAATCCCATCTATTGTTAATGCGGTTCGCAGTACCATGACAAAACTCAATATGGGTGATGATGCTGTATTCAGAAATGGCCAATTAACCGATGTAGGCGAGAGAGCATTAAAACAACTCGGTATTGAGTGGAATAAAATGACTACTGAGTTTAAGGCAAGACTTGCCGGGCAATTCGGTCCAAACAAATTACCACCAAGCAACATTGATGATGCCGTACGTTATGCTGAATCACAATCCTTGCCAGTACCAGTACCACAAACCAGAGCTAATTTATCTGGCAATCCACGAGATCAATTACTAGAGGATGCTGCCAGTAAAGGCGTTTATGGCACTCAAGCTCAAGAAATTATTGCTGGTGCTAGAGAGGCATCAAAAGGTGCTCTCGATGAAAACGTAACTGAAATACAAAGAATGATTGCTGGAGCATCGCCTGTTATTACTAGAGGCGGTGGTGGTGAAGCAGCACAAGCCGAGTTAGCGGCGCAACGTGCTGCTGCTCAAGCGAAGGCCAGAGCAAAATATAAGAAAACAGAAGATTTAGCTGAAAGCACAGGCGCTACAATACCCCCAACAGTATTTAAAGGTTTTGGTGAAAGTGTCCGGGCGAATGTCACTAGATCACACGCATTAGACGATTTACCAGTAGTCACACAAATGTTAGATCGTGTAACGAAGTTAGGCACACAAAAAGGCAATGTCTCTATCAGTGATCTATTTAGATTACGTCAACAAGTAA